AAAACCTCAATTTGATAAAGCGTTTTCTTTATTATAACATTTCTACCGATTTAAATAAAATTGTAAATTAAAAAATTTTAAAATAAAAAAGCCATAGCTAGAGTACTTACTCTCTTAACTATGGCCTTATAAATTAACTTCTGTTCCTTCTAAAAATTTGATAGAAATGCTGCCGTCCTCACCAAGAGTTACTTTCTCAAGTACCTGGCACATCTTTCTTCCATTAAATTGTTCCTGATCACTATCAAGCATCTCATGTAATTGCGCCGCATGATACTTCTCCAGCTTTTGCTCTTCATCAAAAGTCGCCCACTTTTCTAGTAGCTGCCCCTTGTTTTCATGAAGAATCTCTATAGCTCTGAGGAAGGCTTGCTGAAGCGTTTCTTCATCAATATGACGATTGGTACAACCCTGGACTCCTTTTACCTTGTACCGGTTATTGCACTGCCAGACAGGACGTTTCCCTCTGCTGGTTGTCCAGTTCTTTCGGCCAAATAGACCTCCACATTCTTTACAGAATACTTTGCAGGTGAATGGGTTTTGTTCACACTGGATAATGTAAAAATTGATGTGATTGTCCTGCCGAAACTGGTTTCTCCGTTCTATCTCAAGCTGAACCAACTCCCATTCTTCTTTATCAATAATAGCTTCATGATTGCCTTCAATATAATATTGGTTGACCTGTCCTTGGTTTTCACTGCGCTTCTTGGTCAGAAAGTCTACCGTATAAGTCTTTTGCAAGAGGGCATCTCCCATGTATTTCTCATTTTGAAGCATTCTTTGAATGGTAGTGGGATACCAGTTAGCTTTCCCATTCCATCCTGGAACCCCTTCTTCTTTTAGACTTCTCGCTATACTTTCTGGTGTTTCTCCTTGTAAAAAATCCTGAAAGATTCGTCTGACAATCTTGGCCTGCTCCTCATTGATGACTAGATTTCCATTCTCACCCTTATCGTAGCCTACAAACTTGGTTGTGTTAACTCTTATTTCGCCCCGTTCGAACTTCTTTCGAATGCCCCAGGTCGCATTCTCTGAAATAGAACGGGATTCATCTTGGGCCAAGGAAGAAAGAATAGTCAAGAGCACCTCTCCTTTGGCATCTAGACTGTCAATATTCTCCTTTTCAAAGGTAACCCCAATTCCAAGTTCCTTTAATTCCCGGACATATTTCAAGCAGTCCAGCGTGTTTCTGGAAAAACGGCTGATGGATTTCACAATGATTCTATCTACTTTGCCTTTTCGGCAGTCAGCTATCAACCGATTAAACTCTGTGCGTTTCTTGGTGTTTGTTCCTGAAATTCCCTCATCCGCATAGATATCAACCAACTTGTAGAGAGGATTCTGCCGAATGTAGTCCTGGTAGTAACAGACCTGGTTCTCATAGCTTGATAGCTGTTCGTCTTGGTCGGTGGACACTCGGCAGTAGGCCGCCATTCGGATTTTCTGAATGTGTTGCTTCTGCTCGACTTGTATCGTTTTCTTTGCTGGAATAACTGTAATATTTTTTGCCATCGATGTTCTCCTCCTTTACCACTGTGGGTTCATGGATGCTCCAATCCTGTACTGCACTGTCTGGCACGCGCATGCCGATGCAGGCGTCCTTCCCTTCTCGGATGTACTTGCTACAGACCCATACAACCTTTCCTTTGTAGTACTTCTGCCGTTTTAAAGTAGAGCCACAATGCTCGCATTTCAATAAGCCACTCAAAGGATAGCGTCGATTGTAATCGATGCTTAGGTTTGCCTTTCTGTTCTGTTGCAGACGCTTTTGAACGGCTTCCCAATCTTCTCTGGACACAATGGCTTCATGGTTATCCGTAATCAGGTACTGCTGCACCTGACCTTGGTTGAGTCGTTGCTTGGCCTTGATTTCCGCAAAATAGTATTTTTGCAGGATTGCATCCCCCCTATACTTCTCGTTTTTTAGAATATTGGTAATAGTACTTGAATACCATTTCCCACCGTCTACCGTAGAAACTTTCTCTTCATTAAATAGCTTTGCAATGGCATGAACTCCCATACCAGATAAATAAAGGTTATAAATTCGTTGGACGATTTTAGCTTCCTCAAGGTTGATGATTAACTCACCATTCTCATCCTTGTCATAGCCTAAGAAGCGCTTGGTGTTAATCACCAGCTCTCCTCGCTGGAACTTCTTCTGAAAAGCCCACCGTTGGTTTTCACTCATGTTGCGCAGTTCTTCTTCTGCGTAGCTGGCAAGAACTGTAAGCATGACTTCACCCTCATTTGACAAGGTATGGAGATTTTGTTCTTCAAAGAAGATATCCACTTGAATAGTTTTCAATTCCCGGCTTACTGCAAGCAATAATTCAGTGTTTCTGGCAAAGCGAGAAATGGACTTAGTATGAATGACATCAATCTTTCCGGCCCTACAATCTTCCAGCATCTGCTGAAAGCCTGGACGCTTGGCCAGTTTTCCTGAAATTCCCTGATCATAATAAACCCCGATAAAGTCGACATCTTTTTGATTCTGATAGAAATGAATAAAGTAGGCTTGCTGATTGGTGAGGGAATCCTGTTGCTTTTCGGTCATGGTCGAAACACGCGCATAGGCGCAAACCCTTGTCTTTCCTGATTTCATTCCACTCTCCTTTCTTCCTTACTATATATCACTCTAAAGACCGAATTTATCAAGTATTCAGCCCACTCATTCAAGCACTTTTCTACTTGAAATGCTGTCTATGTAAAAGGCCTGCAGGGGAGCTCCACGCAGGCCTTGATTGATTATTCAATTCGTAACACTTGACCAGGGTAAATCAAATCTGGATTTTCAATTCCATTGATAGCTGCTAAGTGCTGGTAGTTCGTGCCATACATGTCCGCAATGGCTGAAAGCGTATCGCCGCTTTCAACTGTATAAGTGGTGCTGCTAGGTGCTTGCGAACTTCCGGTCACCTGCAAGACTTGTCCCGGATAAATCAAGTCAGGATTGGCAATCCCATTGATAGCTGCTAATTCCTGATAACTTGTCCCATAAAGAGCCGCAATAGCCGATAAAGTATCCCCTTCTTGAACCGTGTAAGTCCCAGTTGACGCTGGGGTTGTTGCTTGTTGCGGCACTTCTGACCGAGGTTCTGGTACCTGTCCGGTATAAACAGAACGCAAATCCCGATACATATAGTTGGAATCCACTCGGCCACTGATACCGCCAACAACTCCGTCACTGGTAAACTGCCAAATATCTGTTGGAACAGAACAAGCAGTCACCTGCCACTGAGCTACCCAATTCGTATAATGGGATAAGTTGCCCATATTCTGGAACCAGTACAGGCTCGCATACACACCAGCCCAGTAACCAGCGGCTTCTACATTGTCACAAAACAGTCGGCAGATAGCCGTGGAAGTTTCCCAGCTCACACCCCCATTGTTTGCTTTCCAGCCGTCCGCATCCTCCATATCAATGTAGAGTGGCATAGAAGGATGAAATTGTCGGACAAAGTTTAAAAAGGCATTGACCTCAGCTTGTGCTTCTCCCAAGTTGCGAGCATAGCTATAATGGTAGAAACCGTATGGAATGCCAACCCGCTCACATTCAGATGCATTTCGCCGTGCTCGTAAATCTTCCGCAAAGCTACCCCAAGACGAACGGATAATGACAAAGTCAATATTGTTTTTCAACTGATCAAAATCAATAAAACCATTGTGTTCACTGATATCTACTCCAAATAATGCCATCTTATTTTTCCTCCGATTTTAATTGTTTCAAAGTTTGTTTGAGTTTCTCTGGAACTGGCAGACCAATCCGTGATGTATTTTCTATAATACTGAGCCCCTCGTTAGACAAGTAATAGAAAATAATAGCAGTTCGGATGATGCCTCCCTGTTTCAAGATATGAGTATCAATAATCTGCCCCATAGCCACTAGCATCAAAATAACAACTTTTTTAAACAGTCCTCGAAAACCAACTGCACTGGATAGCTTCTTTTCAACAACTGCTGCCATCAACCCACTGATATAATCAATAGATATAAAGACAATCAAGGCAAAAATAAAACCATCCCAATCACCAAAAACACTTCCTAAAAGTCCTCCTACTGTGGAAAACAAGACTTTATTCGCAAAAACTAACTGTTTCATGATGCATTTTCCTTTCTATGCGGTTCGCTCCAGTTGGGATTTCCCTTTTCGTCAAATTGCATGATATAAAAGTTTTTATGAAATAACTCAGACAAATTAATGGTTGGAACTGTCGCACCCCACTGAGTCAAAGCTCCCACTGTTTCGACTTCCATCAACTGACGTCGACCTTCCTTAATCACGGGACGCTTTTGTACTTCTCTGTACATATAAAAATCCTCCCCCTCACTCTTGCAGCGAATGAACTCACCATTCTCGCGCATATAAGTGAGTGCTGCCACCAAATCAAAAGGTTCTGTAATTCTACTTAGATCAGGTAGTAATTCCTTTTCTTCCATCTTTCTTTCCTCCATCTATTTTTAATGGTGTAGTTGCTTCTTTGAGATTAGCTTCCAATGCTTCTTTCTTCTGAAGGAGAACTTGGTAAGCTTCCTCTTTCTGCGTCAATTGAATGGCTAAGAGGTTCTTTGATGTCACCTCATCAGCCAGCTTTCTGGTCAGCTCTTCAATAGTCAAACGAAGAGCCTGATTAATTTCTTCTGGGTTCATTTGTTTCCTTTCTTATAAATGTCCCACTAAGTTTCTGGTATCCCACCAGGCTGGATGCCCTTCACTATGGCTAGCCCTGTATTCATAGAGCGCCCCAATGCTATTAGACATCCGTTGTAATACCTCGTGAAGTGAAACATAATTACCGCTTGTATCTAAATAGAGCCAAACATCGCCTGTATTAATGGTTGAATCCCTTCTGTCCTGTTTCCTGCTCGGACGCAGTTGAAGTTTTCCTGTTGTAGTCATGACCCAACCATCTTTATTATCATAGGCAGAACTGGCAAAGGACAATTCATCCCCGACCAGATCAAGTGAATCGATATTGTACCCATTCCAAGCTCGAATACCAACAAAGCCACTATCATTGGAGCTTTCAGTGCCATAGCGATTAGACCCAATGACTGTCACACCAGCCCTTCCCTTACCATCGACATTTCCTGTCGCAAACTTAATGAACTGGGTTGGATAACCAGCTAGAACTCGTTTCAAGGCAGCTTGGTCTGTATAATACAAAATCTGACCTGCATTGAGACTGATTTCCATAGCTCGGTTAATGGCTGTTAGGATACCACCTGATATCTTGTTCGCAGATAAAGTTACCGACTGCACCTGGCTGATGAATGCCTGCTTTGAGAAAAGCTTCCTCAGATAAGCTTCGGTCGCAGATAGCTTGTTAAACAAGGCATCATCAACTTTCAATTTCTCAGCCGTTACTGCTTCTGCACTTAAGATTGCGGTTGTGACTGATCCCGATTCAAAGTTGGCTGTCTTTAACTTATCCACCATGGCAGACTTAATCACAGCATGGTCAATTAAAGTTTGTCCTGTGATATGAGTGAGTCTACCATGGATATGATTTACTCCATTCGCTAATAGATTCAAACTGTTTAGTACTGCCCCACTTGAAGTCAAATGCTGAACCGACCAACTGTTTGCGAGCTGAGTTTGAACAGTAGAAACTTTCTGGGTCAAATCCGTCACCTTGGTCACATAGGAAGAATCTGTCAGGACAATCTGAGCCAAGTTATGTTTGATACTATCTTCCTTTGAGCCAATGAGCCGTGAGTACAGATTAACTGTTTCCTGAACCTTTTGAAAGTCACTGCTGTTGGTCTTGCCATTGACTGCCTGCAAAATTTCTGAAATGCGTCCCTCCACTGTTTGAGAATAGGAGGCAATCTTGGTTTCTGTGTACTGCCGGTCATCCTCTGGAGCTGGACTCGGTGTCGTCGCAATTGTCCCATCTTCCAATTGTGGATCCCGAATATAAAGAACATCGCCAACAAGCCAGCCATTTGAATAACATACCCAGGACCAAAATCTCTCAAACTTCACGGTAAAAGGGTGAACAAACCGATGCCATTCAGTTTGAAGTGTCACGGTCGAAACACCACCTGTCTCAAAACCAAACCGAACAACTACCGACCGACTCGCTTTCATATCAGCTGCATAGACCATTTTCTTTCCTTGCCATTCAGCTCCCCTTAAATCAAAAATGGGCTTATGAAAGCCACCATTTCCTGCTTTGGTACAAGTAGCTTTGAGATAGTATCCACTTTTGGCATTCGTATCCGGTGCCCGTTCAAACTTCCATTCTGATACATTAGACGAGAGGGGTAACAGACCATCAAAATCATAATGACGGATGTAGTTGCGCCCACCAATTTGCAAACTCTCAAAGCGACGATTTAAGCCTTTCACATCTTCTGAATAGGAGGCTTTTGCGACATAGTCCTTGGCTACTTGTTCTCGGACAGTTCTGGCCTGATTGGCTGTTTCCGTCCGTACATACTGCTCCAGTCGTTCCCGTCGTTCACCATCTTTTGAAACATACCCCTGAACCTGTTGGAGAGTTGTTTCAAGACCGGATAGAGTTTGCTTGACTTCTGTCTTACTGACAAAAGTGCCCATTTTCTGAAGAGTTTCTGTTTGAAAAACTTTCAACTCTGCTATTGTTCGATTCGTTACTTCTTGGACGTTGTTTAGAGCTTGCTGAGTGGCTCCTGCCTTGCCTAAGGCTTCTTCCGTCTTTTGAGTAATCGTATGAAGAGACAACTCTGTTGTTTTCGTAAAAGCAGTAAACGAACTCTGAATCTGATCACGAGTCTGAGCTGCAATTTCCTCTGCCTTTGCTTTTGCCTTTTCAATTCCATCTAATACCATACTCTCTTGCTTCTCAAAAGCTGTATCAAAGGCTCGATTGGCATTTTCTAAGGCTCGTTCAATCATCAAATCTTGACTGCCTTGAGCAAGATTCAAAATGGAATGTGCTGTAGCAGTTATATTTGAAGAGCTCCCGTAGCTACTTACTTTTGCAGTATCATCAAAGGTCAATGAGATATATTCTTTAGTCAGCGCATCATATTCATAAGCTACTGCTTGTTTGATGACATCTACATGGTGTTTTCTGCTCTTTAGAGTAATCCAGTCAGCTAAATGAACCGTTTGACCATCTAGCTCATAGGCTTCTATCACAATGGCATCTTGTTCACGGTCAATCTTATCATGATAGAATTTACTCTCACCCCATTTTCGCAATTCTTCAAGGGTTTTAAGATTGTTATTCGTGAATTCTTTTTCGTTGATATAAGGATAAGCATCAAGTAAAGGACTATCAACCGTCACGGTTAACGTTTTTTCTTTTTTAGCCCCTTCTGGTTTAAAGGTCGAATGGACATGGATACGGGTCACAACATTTTGTGAACTAATATTCCTTTTGTAGGTTTTTAAATTCTGATGAGTCGTAACAATGACACCACGATTCTCTCCTCTGTGCTCTTGGATGGAGAATGAGAAATTATCTCGAATGAGCTCCCCTTCCCAAGTTCCTACAATAGAATGAGCACCATCTAACAGGACGTTATAAAGCGTAGTTGTCTCAGTCGTATTAAAATCCCTGTGTTTGATAATATCACTTGTAAAAGAAAAAGGCCCAAGACTTGTCTTAGCCGCCAGGACCATGCTAGACAAGGCCGTCATACAACCTACTTGAGAATTTCCAATTGGCTTAATGGAACGCTGCATGATATCATCCGTAATGTGATAACACAGAACCTCCACGTGTTCATCCATCTCAACTGGTTTCTTAATACGAAAAAGCTGTTCTCCTAATTCAGGGACAGGAGCCTTAATGAGTTTATCTACTTTCAATAGCCGATAAAGATGGCTGTCCGTTATAGGATACTTGAGGGTTAAGGTAAAATCTCCATTCAACGTTTCCTTTACCCTAGCAGATACCGCTTCGTAAAGGGGGATACCGTTCCATTTAACGGTTTGTACTTCCTTATCTAATAAATAAAGCATTATGCCCACCCCCAGACAATCTCAAAACGAATGGATTGAATCCCAGTTCCCAATACGACTCCCACTGTTTTATCTTTTGAAGGGTCAATCGTCAAAAAGTCACCAGACCACTTGATTCTTTTTCCCGATAAGGTTCTAAAACTTGGTTTGTCAGGGTTGTTATCCATTACCAGTGTTTCACCAGACTCTATTTTCTCCAAACGAATAACCTGACTGCCAACCGTAAAACTGGTTTCAGTTGAAGTGTTTCCCGCTATTGTCAATTTGGGAAAAGCCAAAGCCGAACCCGTAGTTCTCAAAGCACCATTTTGAGTGAATGACTGACTATCTGTATCTTTAAAGAATTTTGTGGGATGGCATTGGAATGTCGCTTCCATCTCATAAACTCCATGCTTGTCCTTTATCATTTTTGAAACAAGTACCTTATAGCACCAAAGCCGGACTGTCTTCAACTGCTCACTCTCTAGCCAAAACTGTTCTTTAGAAAAGAGAGTCAAAAATTGAAAGAGTTCTTCTTCACTTGGCTTGACCACATAAATCTTAAATGTCAACTCCATCACATTGCGGTGCTTGTTGGTTTCCATGACAGCACCACTGATCCCCCTATGCTCAAGGAGCTGAGTCTTGCTGCTTTTCATGACAATCGGTGGACTGTTTTCTACAATCACCTTAAAAGGGAAAGAGGAAGTATGCACCCCATCAATCACCAACTCATTGTGTCGAATCATATTCCCAATCCTTTCAGTTGTTTTTGTCTGGCTAGTTCATCTGCCAGCCTTCCTGCCACATGTTCTGCCAAGCGCTCTATGTCCGTTTCTTCCCTAATTACAACATCTGAAATTGTAATGGTAATCTGTGGCAGAGCATCCAAAGTAGAGGCAATCCCTCGGCCAATCTGACCCAATGTTTCTCTGTTTAAGGGAAGCACTGCTTCTCTGCCTGCCTCTCCTCCTGCTAAGAGGTTCGCACCATTTAATCCAAAGATGGTTGGCTTTGTTAAAATCCCTCCCTTGGCATACCATTCAATCCCAATCCGTGGAATATCCCCCTTTAACCAATCAAGCGGATTGGCCGACCCGCTGACACTAAAGTGTGGCAAAGGAATATGCGGCCAAGAGATATGAAAATTAAAGAGATTCTTTATGGCATTGATGGCAGAGGATACGGCATTTTTAGCCCCATCAATCGCTCCAGAAATGGCATTTTTAATTCCATCCCAAATATTTCGAACAGTTGAGAAGATGTTGTTTAGGACATTTGATATGGTCTGAAAGATCCCATTCCAGATATTGGATAGTGCGCTTGCAATCCCCTGAACAATCCCTGTCACCGTGGATTGAATGGCATTCCAAATGGATGAAAATAAAGAAGAAAGGGCTGATAGAATATTTGAAACACTATCTCTGATACCGTTCCAGCTATTCACTATAAATTGCCAGATAGCATTAAGAATGGTGCCAATGATGGACTGAATCCCTTCCCATACGGTAGATACAATTTGCTTAATGGTTTCCCAGGCACCAGACCAATCGCCAGTGATCACCTGCATAACCAATGTGATAATGCCAAGAATAACATTTAGGACTGTTTCTATTATCGTCTTGATAATATCCCAAGCTGTTGTAACAACGAGCTTGATATTCTCCCAAACGGCTGTTAGATAAGGCTCAATTAAATCCATAATGGTGGTGATTACCGTCGAAATGGCATTCCAGACAGTTGTTGCAGCATCTTGAATCAACTGGTGATTTTCCTGCCACCAAGAAACCAAGGTTCCCCAAATTTCCATCACAAAGTCTACGACTGTCCGAACGATGAAAGAAACAGCTGAATAGATAGCATTCCAAGCATCCGTAACAGCCGTTCTGAAAGCTTCATTATGTTCCCATAGTTCCTTAATACCAATGACCAATAAAGCAACAGCCGCTATCACCGCAAGTACAATCCCTACAATCGGAGCAGCCGCAGCTAACATCCCTCCAATCGTCGTCCCAAGAGCTAAAGCTGCAGCTTGTAAGGCTACAATAATGGGTAAGAGAATACCCACAACAGTCACCAGTCCACCCACAACCAGAATGAACTCCCGCACAGGTTCCGGAAGATTCACGAACCATTCCGCAACACTTTTTAAAAGCGTAACAAGTTGTTGGAGAAACGGAGCTAGGGTTTCAGCAATCGCTCCTCCAACTTCGGCCATGGCCTCTTTAGCTGCATTTTGAGCTAAGGTGAACTGATCAATAGGGTCAAGCGTTGCTTCATAGGTGGAAGCAACCGCTCCCTTTGCTTTTTCTGCGGTTCCTGCTAAATCATCAAAAGATAGAGCTCCCCGCTTAATGGCATCCACCATCCGTGGAGCAGCTTTAGTACCAAAGATACTGGATGCAAGCGTTAAGGCTTCCGTTTCACTAGTGCTGTTTCGGATTTGTTCGACCGTTTCTTTTAAGCCTTCACTCAGTGTCTTGCCCTTAGCTGCATAGTTGACTGCTGCTTTGGAGAGAGAAGAAAGAGCAGCCGAAGAATCGACCCCACTTTTTTCAAACTGCCCCATAAGAGCCACACCCTCATCAAACGAAAGTCCTAAAGCCTTAATTTGTGGAGCACCTTGGATAGCTTTGTTCATCAAATCCTGAACGCTGACACCAGTCGCCTGGGCCGTATAAGTGACAGTATCTAAGACTCGATTTAAATCACTCGTCTCAAGTCCATAAGCTTCAATAGCTTGTTTTGCAGAAATAGCTGATTCCGTCACGTCCGAACCATTGATTTCTGCGTACTTAATCAAAGTCGCAGAAGCGTCCTTTAAGGCATCACCAGTCAACCCAAACTGGGTATTAAGCTCACCAACAGCACTGCCCACTGTTTGAAAGTCCGTTGGAATTTCAGTCGCAAGGCCTTTTGCAATATCTGTCATCTCATCCAGTGCTTTTCCGCTGGCACCGGTTTTGGTGACGATGATATCCATCCCTTCGTCCACTTCTCGAAAAGCTTCCAGTGTTGCTTTTCCGAAATCAATCAGCTTCTGACTGATTTCGCTCAGTTTTTCACTGAAGTTGGCTAGAATCTCAGACCTTAGAAGATTGTTAGTTTCTGCTAAGCTGTGGTTAGCATTATCACTTGCCCCACTCATGCTGCTCATCTCATCTTGCAGATGATGATAAGCTGTCTTGGTTTCATTGAGTGACTTTTCTAGTTTATTGGCTTCAACTGAGTTCTCACCGTATTCAGCCTTGGTCAACTCTAACTGCCGTTCTAAATCGGCAATCTGTTTCTCGACAATCTCTGACTGAGCCGCAACCTTTTTCTGAGCAAGGGCCAGTTTTTCAGATTCACTGGCATTACGACCTAGCTGACTTTCTTGCAACTTAAAAGAGGAAGCGACTTTCTCACTCTCTGAAGCTAGTTGATTTTGTTCAGCTCCTAAAGCAGCTAGTTTACTTTTGTTGCTGGTGACACTGGAGCCATTTTGCTCCAAAGCTCGGTTGACACCCTCTAGCTTATTCTCATAGATTTTGAGAGTGTTCTGAGTGATTTCGACCTCTCTCTGAAAAGCTCGATACTGATCAGCTCCGATTTTCCCGCTTTGAAACTGAGCTTCTACTTGAGATTGGGCTTGCCGTAGTGTCTCTAGCTTCTCTTTGGTTGTTTGAACTTGATTGGCTAAAACCTCTTGTTTCTGAGTTAAGAGAGTGACATTGCCTGTATCAAATTTCAGCGCCTTATCAATTTGTTTCAGTTCTCGGCTTGCTTCTAAGGCTTCGTGGTTCACCCCTTTTAGAGCTTTTTGTAAGGGCTGGGTATCGCCTCCAATTTCAATTGTGATTCCTTTAATCGTTCCAGCCATACCGTCACCTCCTTACCGCCACATCAAAAATTATCAAAGTCTACCTGCGTAGCCTTGCGAGTTCTATCTGCTTCTTTGGTACGCACTTCCACATAGTCTGTCTGATAGTCCAGCGCCATGCCAATCGTTATCTCTTTTAAATCTGACATGGATAGTCCTGTCTCTTTACAACAGTGAAGATAGGATTCTACCGTGAAGGTTTCGCTACTCGCTTCTTCCGACGCATCGACTTTTTTCTGGTGGTCATTCCTTGATTTAACAATTCCATCAGAACCGGTCCTACTGTTTGAAGCGGAAATTCTTCCAAGCCCATAAAGAACTCCTCAAAAGGTTCAATAGATGGGTTAGCTGATTTGGCAAAAACCCAAAAGAGCCGGTGGAAAAACGTCATATCAAAATCCGCTAACATGCTCATATCCACATCCGATGCAGATAAAGTTTTGCATTCTTCTAGCTGTTCAGCTTTTTTTAGAATCGACTCTGCCTGCAACATTTGAAACAGGTCCTGGAAATAGTCTTTCCCAAATTCTTTTTTATAGGCAATTGGTGTGTAAGCATTGGTCGCAAGCTCAATTTTCTTACCTGATAACTGAATCGTTTTCCTCATGATTAACCTCCCGGTTTCACAGTTGGCTCATAGACTTTTGTAAACCAAGTCTTTTTGACATCTTCTGGGGTATCCTCTGTGGTCCTGCGACGGACGATTTTATCCAGCGGCCGAGGACTGGCTTTGAATTTCAATTCTACTTCGTTGATATCTGAACCGCTCTTTGTTTTAGAAGCAACGGTTGGCCGGCTTGCATAACAATAATAGAGCACATGAAGCGTTTCTTTCTTATCCCCTTCAAATCGGAACATCAAAGCAAAGTTTTTCTTCTCACTGCTTGCAATTTCTGAGATGACTTTACTCTGGGCATCGATAGTTTCTCCCAACACTTGGGTCAAAAATTCCTGTGTCAAAAGAGCCAGTTTCAGAGTTCCTTCATAGCCATCATTGGATTCTGTCGTATAAAAATTGATGTTGTCTGCTTTATAGGAACCAGAATCCCCTTGTGGCTCCAGGGTCAACTCTGCGGCACCCCTGAGTCTTTCCACTGTCCCGTAGGTTAGTGCCCCGTCATCTCCTTCTTTGGTTACTTCTGCCCAATGGACATCCTGCAAACCAAAGGTGACTTTATTTTTCTCCATCGGATTTTTCCTTTCTATTGGTTTAAATGATAAATGACCTGATACAGCTTTTCCGTATCCAAATAGGTTTCTTCCTTGTCAAAAAAGAGAGAATGACTGTCGAGTGCTCCTTCTATTTTCTCTTCTAAACCAAGGTCTTTTTTATTGGTATAAAGTTCCAGCCTAACTTGATTTCCTTTGTGATAAACTAGATTATCTGCACCATAATTCTGAGAAGCAGGAAACCAATACACCAAAAAGGGAGGAGCTGGACTATGCCCCTCCTCAAAATGGTGGTAAGCACAGGGCAGCCCTAGTCTGCTTAAGAATGGAAACCACTCATCTTTCTTCATAACTTCTCCTTCAAGCGCTCTTCAAATTGGCGAATCATCTTTTCTTCAACAGGAGCAATATGCCGAATTCCTTCAACCCTGCCACCGCCTCGTTTGGCATGACCATTTTCTAAGAGATGCGTCAGTCCTGGTGTTCGATTATGAATCGTTTTTGTCAAAGCTAGATTCGTTTCTTTAGTCGCGGTAGAGGTCCATCCTCGAGCATATTTTCCCCGATTTTTTGGAGAATGTTGCTTTAACTCATTAACAGCTTCCTGCGTACTGTCTTCCACCACTGCTTTCACTGTTTCAGTAGACCTTTCAACATAATCTTCTAACTCCTTTTGAACAACCCGAGCTAGGTCAGACGGGTCAATTGTTGGCATATTGTACCTCCTCTTTCGCATCTATCAGGATTATCTTCTGAGGATAAGTCAACGAATCAATGGCCTTGATATTATAAACCTTATTCTCAAAGCGAAGACGAGTGGTTTTACTATCCAACTCTTGAATAGCCGGGTCATAACGCAGCGTAAAGCGTAACTGATGAATATTCTTGACCATCACTGTTGCAGTGCCTTCCGTTTCAAGAAGTACCTTGCAGGAACACCACCTAGAAAACAATGGTTGCCACTGACTGTTTTCATTGCCAATAGCATCTTGCACAATGACTCGTTTTTCAAAGAAAACCCGTTTGCTTAATGGAGCTATCTTCATCAGAACACATCCCTTCTGTGAGCAGAAAGAAGAGCCTTGAGGAGTTCTACCAAACTCTCCTGCCCTCCTTCTTCTCGGTGCTCGTAAAGATAAGCTGTCCCAAACAAAACAATCGTCTGAAGGAAGTCAACTTCTTTCTCCTCCGTCACTTCCTCCAGATTCTTGCGTAGGATACTGGAACACAACTCTTCACTGGCAGAAATCATGACTTGAATCAAGTGGTCATCCTCTGAGTGTTCAACCCTTAGATAGTTCTTTGCTTCCTCCAAACTAATCTTCATGAGAAGCCTCATTTCATGGTCAAAACTTTAACCGCTTCATTCAGAATTAACTTACCATCCACACGCTGACTAGCAAGGAAGCCAACTTGACCACTTTCTGCATAGAGCTCATTCAGACGCTTAAAGGAACGTCCTTGACGGTCCGCAATCCAGTAGTAAGAAAAGTCACCGAAAGCCAAAACTTTTTTACCTGTATCAATCGTTGGTACAAAGCTAGAGGTGAAATAAGGACGATTCAGAATCATATCTGGTACACTAGCTTGAACAGATGGCTGCCAGATATAGTTGCCGTTATTGTCCTTGAGTTTCCGTAAAGCTTTTACGGTGGAGTCGTTCAAAATCCATACTGCATTTTTCCGATAAGGCGATTTAAGCGAGTGATACAAATCCATGACATCGTCAAAGGTAATCGTCGCACCACCACTAGTCGCCCCTTCAGTGACCGTTTGAAAAATTCCAGTTGGCTTACCTGTTCCATCACCAATCAGAAAAGCTTCTTCTTCCTTCACACCAATACGACGAGCAAATTCATTAGCCATATAGCTTTCCAAATCAAAGACGGAATCATAGAGCAGCTCATCAGAAATCTTAATAGCTGTTCCAACCTTATGGGAACCAAGCGTTACTTGACTAAAGGTATCTTCTGATTCCTTGAACTTAGAGTTCTCGTCCATCCAAGTGGCTTCACCGTTCCCTGACACAACTGGAATCTTCCGCTCCCCGCTTGAAGTCTGAATGACCGTTGCAAGACTCCGCATGAAGTTTTCTTCTTGAAGAGCCTGGATCAGACGTTTCTCATATTCATCTGGAACCAAGTAACCGCCACGTGAGTCGTCTCCAATACTGAGGGTATTTTCGATATCATAGAAGTTTTTCTTGCGGATATTGTTCCAAAAAGCTGTGTTATAGGCTTTAGAGGAACGTCCGCCTTTTGGATTTCCTCCGCCTACAGTTGGATTGGCGACAATGGCTTGACTAGCCGGACTGGCTAATTCCTTGTCCAGTGCTTCCTGCCGCTCCAAGCGTTCAATCTCTTTACCAAGGCGAACAACCTCATCTTCCATTTCTTCATAACGGGCCGTATCTTCTACAGAAACCAGCCCCTTATCATCCCGACAGGTATCCAGAAAGCTTTTTGCTTTCTCCCATACCTGCGCTCGTTTTTCTCGCAATTGTAAAATTTTACTCATGGTTATTCCTTTCTTATTTCAAGAGTGACAACCGTTTCTCTAACTGAGAAACTGGTGTTTTGGGCTGAGGTTTTTTATCAGCCAATTTTAAAAGCAGCTGGTTGGTCACCGCTGCTTGACTAAACATCATACTTTGAACCGTCCCATCTTCATGAGGTGCAGGCTCATACAAAATAGAATCCGCAAACCCAAGTTCAAGAGCCTTCTTAGCATTAAACCAAGACTCAGCATCCATCAAGTGGGATAGCTGTACCCGAGATAAACTAGTCTTAATTTCATAGGCATTGAGAATGGACTCTTTGACTTCCGATAACATAGCAATGGCCTTCTCCATTTCTTTAGAATCGCCAATTGCGACCGTCATCGGATTGTGAATCATCATCATAGCAACTGGACTCATATTGACGGTGGTTCCCGCCATAGCAATAACACTGGCTGCCGAAGCTGCTATGCCATCAATATTGACGGTCACGTCATCCTTGTAGTCCATTAACATATTGTAGATTTGAGCTGCCGCAAAGACATCTCCACCCGGTGAATTAATCCATAAGGTCAATGGTCCGGTGCCACTCATGAGTTCATTCTTAAAGATTTGCGGAGTCACATCATCATCCACCCAGGATTCACTAGCGATTGTACCATTTAGATGCAGCACACGCCCCGTTTCATCCTCGCTGAAATTCCAAAATTTATTCATGACTCTCTCCTTCATGGTTATCTTTCATAAATCCTCCTGCATCTTTTAACTTGGTCATATTCCCATTAATCAGATAAAGGTCGCCCCCTTCTTCTGGCGGGATAGGGTTGAGTTCTTCTAGCTCTCGGATATCATTTGTCGAGAGCCAGCCGTTTTGTCGGCCAATCGCATAGCCGTTCATTCGACTTTGGTAATCCCCTCGAAGCAGGCCATCCACATTGAATTTAATGAAATGGGTCTTCTTTTCTTCCGGCAGCAGCAAACTTTTCTTAAGGGCTTGTTCAAACCGAACGACCCAAGGGTCCAGAGTATATTTGACAAACTCAAGAGATTGTTGCTCAATATTAGAAAAACTGGACTTCTCTAAATCTCCTACCATGTGCGGTGGTATCCGAAAGAGACGCGCAATCTCATTGATTTGAAATTTACGGGTTTCCAAGAACTGTGCTTCTTCAGGCGGTATCCCAATTTGCTTATAGCTCATCCCTTCTTCCAGGACAGCTACCTTATGAGCATTTCGTGTCCCCTGATAGACTGCATTCCAAGAATCTCGGACCTTAGCAGGGTCTTTTAAGATACCCGGGTGTTCGAGAACTCCACCGGGGTTTGCACCGTTGCCAAAGAAACTAGCGCCATATTCTTCACAAGCAAGCGTCATCCCCACTGCATTCTTCGCCAGAGCAATCGGAGAATAACCAATCAGACCATCAAACCCTAAGCCTGGAATATGAAGTACCTCTTCTTGTGATAAAACAATGCTTCCCTTTTCCTGAAAATTAGGATTATCTTCCTCATCGCGATTGTAAACATAAAAGAGCTTACCCTTTTCACTTCGGTGGACACTCATCTGATCCGGCAGCAAAGGATACAGCCCAATCACCTGACCTGAACGGTCACGAAGAATCTGAGCATAGGCATTTCCCCAGATCAAGAGATGGCTCATTAAGGTTTCCCGAAAGACAAAAGATGTCATGTCAGGATTCGGCTCATCATGCAAAAGCGTGTAAAGGACATGTTCCGTATCCTTTGCTTTTCCTCCTTCGGTGTATTGATAAACATGAAGAGGTAAGGATGCAATGGTCTCTGACAGAATCCTTACGCAGGCATAGACCGCTGTTGTTTGTAATGCCGTCCGTTCATTGACTGTTTTCCCACTCGTGGTTCGACCAAAGAGTAGCGAAAAGTCATTCCCTTCATACTTATTTTTGGGCTCTCCCCTCTGTCGTTTTAGTCCTAATTGTTCCAATATTCCCATAGTCATCTCCTTCTCTAGGCATGAAAAAAAGCACCTCGCTTGAGATGCTTTACATTCATTCTTTTAATTGTGGAAAATCTAATAAATTTAAAAGGATAAGATTCCTCGCTCATCATAAATACTACCGTCATTCTTTTGATGTCGAATGCACCTGTCTAAAGCCATAATGGTTGCGACAATCCCGTCAATCTTTTCGACAGATTTTTCTTTATCAGGCTTAATATTTCCGGCTGGGTCCTGTCTCATGACTACGTTTTGGGCCATCCATTTTAGAACCGGATGACCTCCATGCTGGATTTTACCTTCCATCATTAGTTTATAGTACTCTTTGGAAGGTGGACTCATGTCCTTATAGCCCTGACCAAATGGAACCATTATTAAGCCCATGCCCTCCAGGTTCTGAACCATCTGTGTCGCATTCCAGCGGTCATAAGCAATTTCTCTGATGTGGTAGATAGTGGAGAGTTCGTCAATGAACCGTTCAATAAAACCGTAATGAACGACATTCCCTTCTGTGGTAAGAAGAAAGCCTTGCTTTTCCCAGACATCATACAACACATGATCTCTGCTGGACCTGAGAGCTAGTGTATCTTCAGGTAACCAAAAGAAAGGTAGAACCTGATAGTTCTCACCTTCATGTCTAGGTGGAAACATCAGTACAAGAGCCGTAATATCTGAAGTGGAAGATAAATCCAGACCAGCATAGCAATCCCTGCCTCTTAAATTCTCTATATCAATTGGATGATTCCCTTTATCATAGATATGTTCCGGAATCCAAGTCACTGCTGAATTGGTCCAGATATTGAGTCGCAATTGCTTGAATACATTTTCTTCTGCTGGGTTATCTAAGGCATTCAGATAAGCTTCCCGAACCCGGTCAATCCCAATTGTATGACCAAGGGAGGGATTAGCCTTTAGCCAGTTCTCTTCATCGTTCCAATCATCTTCTTCTGAAAGACCATAGACAACTGGATAAAAAGTACTATCTTTTTTTCGCCCCTTTAGTATATCCAAGGCCTTGGTATGCAATTCATAGCAGATGGAGTTTTTGTCATTTCCTGCTGTCGTAATAATAAAAAAGAGGGGCTGCTCCCTGGCATCACCACTCCCTTTGGTTAAGACATCGTATAAATGGCGATTGGGCTGAGCATGAATTTCATCAAAGACTAAACCTGATACATTGAGTCCATGCTTGGTCCCAGTTTCAGCCGATAACACTTGATAGAAGCCTGCATTGGAATAATTGATGATACGTTTAGTGGCACCCATGACTTTGGAGCGTTTTTCTAAAGCCCTGCTCATCAAAACCATTTGCTTGGCCACATCAAAAACAATAGAAGCCTGATTTCGGTCACAAGCCGCTCCATACACTTCGGCACTGGCTTCCCCGTCTGCGTATAAGAGATAAAGAGCAATCGCAGCAGCCAGTTCAGACTTCCCATTCTTTTTGGGAATCTCTACATAGGCCGTCAGGAACTGTCGATTTCCATCTTCCTTTACGATACCAAAAAGGTCACGTATAATTTGTTCCTGCCAGGGTAATAATAAGAATTTCTGTCCCGCCCATCGCCCTTTGGTGTGGCAGAGATTCTGAATGAAGGTTACTGCCCGGTCTGCTTTTTTCTCATCATAATGAGAAGTTGGAAGCATGAAGGGAGAAGGGATATAGTGATACGTCATAAGCGCCCTCCAAGTAAATCTTCCATTTCATCTCCTGAACCCACTTCTGTATCCATTGAAGCTAGCCGTGTTCTGGCAGATGGAGTTAAACCAAACTGCTCACAGAACTTGAGCATGATTTTGAGATTAGTCTGAGAAATGGAAACTTGTGGCACTTGTTGGAGATAGCCATTGGGAGTTTTGATGATAGAGCCGTGTTTTGAAAGAAACTCTTCTGCTTCCTTCCAGCGTGCATAAGCTTGGCAGTAACCCGCAAAAGCCATCATATCCATATCAGTTAAAAGTCCCAACCCTTCCAGGACTTTGCCCATGCGCTTCCATTCTTTTTTGGCATCTTCTTCAAGCCAGGAAGGGCATCTAGGAGCTTTCTTCTTAGGCTGAATTTCATTCTTTGGAAGCGGGCGCTTGCCTGGATTACCTTCCAAGATTTTCAAACTAGTTGGTTTGGGCTTTCTGCCCTTTTGTGCCATGCCCTCACCTCCTTAAGCCCACAAGAAAAAAAGCCCGAAGGCTTTATTTCTTATGAATCGATTTTCTCTACTTCATCAATATCATGTAATACATGGAGTTGTCTTCCATTGTCCCATTGAACAATCAAGGAACCAATATCATCCACATCCTCAACTGTTCCGAGTGTACCGATAGGCACCGCGTTCGGATCCTCCATTTTGAGAAGCCTTACCCGAGTCCCAGCAGGATAGCGCCTTTTCAGCACTTCTACAACCTTCGCATTCATCTTTGTTCTCCTTTGGGGTTCAATTTGTTCAATGGTATAATACCTCTATTATACATATTTATCCAGTTATAAGAGATAATTATTCGAATATTTTTTGACTTTCAAGAGTGGTCTCCACAATCAATTGCTCAATCATTTGATTGATATATTTCAATTCTAGATAACCAAACTGATTGGTCTTCAATGCCCTCTTAATATGCATAAGCAGTTCCTGAAGTTGTATTTTGGAAACTGGTGATATCGATGGAAACGACTCCAATTGAACAGCAATTTTTTCAAGATAATGCTTGGTTTCTGATTCAGGAAGATTATTCGTCATGATTTTCCTTTATCGCATTTAGAATGGCTTTCCCAATAGCAAATACAACTGATACTGTCACACCGTTTCCTGCTTGTTTATACAACTGAGCATCCGAATTTACGGCACAAGCTTTTTCAAATAACTCATCAGGAAATCCTTGAAGCCTGAAGCATTCTTTAGGAGTCAATCTTCGAATCTTAACTGTTTTTCCCTTCCAGACAACAGCTCCCATTTGCCCTCCGCAAGAAAGGTTATGAGCCAATCCTTTTCCAACTCGTGCTCTTCTTGTTCTGGATCCTGGATAAGATAAATCAACTGAATCTCCAACATTCGCAACTTGATAACCTTTCTTAGTACCATTGCGAACCTTTATCCCCTCTTGCTCAGCAACTTCTAAAACTGCTGTATTCATAGCTGTTCTTTTTGTCGCCCCTGACGTATAGCGAGCAGTGATACAGCTTGCTGTATTTGTTACCTTGGGAGCTGTCAAAGATTGGTCAATCATATAAAGTCCTGTTTTAGCTCCTACTCCACCTCCCTCACCAACGAGAGTCGTTGAAATGCCAGAAGTATCATAAACTCTGTAACTTTGCATGCCACCTATAAGCTGCTTAAGATGGCTGCTGCTTTCTCTGCGAACAGGTAATACTTGTCGTCTACCTCTGCTTCTAAGATGTCCGAGAGTATAGACTCGTTCTCTGTTTTGTGCGACTCCGTAATCTTTGGAATTAAAAATCTGCCATTCGAGGTCATACCCTGCTTGCCCCAGACTAGAGAGATAGTCGAGATAATCTCGTCCCCGGCCGCTTGATAAAAGTCCCTTAACATTTTCAAGGAGTATCCACTCGGGTTTATCCTTTTCTTCTTGGCTTTTGAGCAAAGCAACAAATCTAAAAAAGAGTCCACTTCGTTCACCGTATAATCCGGCTCGCTTTCCTGCGATAGACAGATTTTGACAAGGGCTTCCCGCACACCATAAATCTGCTTTTGGAAGTTGTGCTGGGTTGATGCTTGTGATATCGTCATGGAACCATTCTCCTTTCGTTTCATACATGGCTTCATATGATTTTCTTGCAAACTTATCCTTCTCGCAATAGCCAATACATTTCATTCCCGTCAACTCTAATCCACAACGAAAGCCACCGATTCCTGCAAAGAAATCCAGAAAAGTTATCGTCATTGTGCTTCCTCCATTTCATTCAAAGCTTCTTCAAAAGATAAGGTCCTGCCTTCACGGATTAGTTTCACATCCGTCTTTTCTGTTGCTTCCATGTAGCGTTTGACAATAACATCCACAAACTTTTCATCCAGTTCTATGCCATAACAAACTCGACCTGTCTGATCAGCCGCAATTAAGGTAGACCCACTGCCTAAAAATGGGTCTAGAACAAGAGTCCCTCGCATAGAAGAATTTTGAATCGGATAAGCCATGAGCTGAACAGGTTTCATAGTTGGATGCTCCTTACTGGATTTTGGACGGTCATATTCCCAAATGGTCGTCTGCTTTCTGTCAGAAAACCATTGGTGCTTCCCTTTTTGTTTCCAACCATAAAGAACTGGCTCATGTTGCCACTGGTAAGGGCTTCTACCTAATACCAGAGCATTCTTTTTCCAAACGCAACAACCGCTCAGATAAAAGCCAGCATCCTTAAAGGCCCTTCTGAAATTCAGTCCTTCTGTATCCGCATGGAAAACATAGATAGAAGCATCATCCTCCATGGACTGTTCTACATTGACAAACATGTTAAAAAGGAACTGATAAAAATCCGCATCGGACATATCATCATTTTTGATTTTTCCCGCTGTTTCTTCCACATTAACATTGTAAGGAGGGTCAGTTACGATAAGGTTGGCCTTCTTATCTCCCAGGAGAAGCTGATAAGTTTCTGGCTTTGTAGAATCACCACAAATCACTCGGTGTTTCCCAAGATGCCAGATATCTCCTTGTTTCGAGATAGTCGGTTTTGTCAGCTCCCCATCTACATCAAAGTCGTCTTCTTTCACTTCCTTGTTGTGAACCTTAGAAAATAGCTGATCGATTTCTGGGGCTTCAAAACCGGTTAGGTCTAAATTGAAATCCGCATCTTGCAAGTCCACCATCAGGTCTGCGAGAAGTTCTTCATTCCACGCGCCTGTGATTTTATTTAAAGCAACATTCAGGGCCTTTACCTTATTCTCATCCTCAATTCGAACCTGAACACATTGAACTTCTTTATAGCCCAAGTCAGATAAGACGGTCAGTCGTTGATGGCCTCCAATTACAGTACCATCGAAATTAACAATAATCGGGTCAACATAACCAAACTCCACAATGGATTTCTTGATTTTTTCGTATTCCTTATCACCCTTCTTGAGTTTCTTTCGTGGGTTATAAGCCGCTGGTTTTAAAGAGTCAATGGATAAAGAGACCCATGTCATATCTTGTGTGACTTTCATACTACCTCCTTAGTAAAAACGAGATTGAATATAGCAGGCATGGCTACAAAATTTCCGCTTCGCATTGCCGTATGATAAAAAAGACTTACCGCAATGTTGGCAAGCCAATTCATAGTAAGCTGTATTTTGTTTCTGGTGTAATTCTGGATGGTCCTGCCACCAGTATCTCCGACAAGCATCTGAACAAAACTTCTTAGGTCGACCAGTTCCTTTGGGGATAAAGGTTTCTTTACAGTGAAGGCAACAAGGAAGACCACTGGCTTGGTCTTTCATCATCTTCGTGACGGCATTTCGATAGCCCAATAGTTCCGGATTTCGTTTGCAGTAATTGCGAACAGAATCCCTAGACAAACCGACTATCTTTCCAATCGATTGGTATCCCAAACCTTCAGAACGTAGTTTTCTAATCTGTTTTCTCTGAAAATCGTCCATTTCTGCCTCCTTTCTTTACTGAAATCTCTAACCTTTTAAAACATAAAACGAAAGAAAAACAAGCCATAACTTCCTGTTACAGCTTGTTTTTCAGTTATTTATTTCTTCAAAAAATATACCCCTTTTACATTTTGCGAAAATGCACGTTTGAGGGGGCCACGGTCTTTTGAGAGGCAACTCACAGAGATTTTATCCCCCCTACCCCTCGTCAGAAATCATAGTCATAAATTGGAGTATGGTCTTCGGTCACGGTTTTATGGTCATGACAGGATTTACAAAGAGGTTGCCAGTTGCCCTCATCCCAGAACAATTTTTGATTTCCTCGGTGAGGAACGATATGGTCCACCACCGTTGCCTGCCTGTAGCGATTCCGCTTCATGCACCGTACGCAAAATGGATAAAGCTTCAAGAAGCGAAGCCTAGCTTTGTTCCATCGTGAATCGTACCCTTTTGCCTTCGTGGACTTTACTTCCAGTAAATGAAGGTCGCTGTGCTCCTCGCAATACTTGGAACCGTACGGCACTAGCCTTGGACAGTTTGGATGCTTGCAAGGCAGAGCGGATCGTCTTGGCATGGCCTTCACCCCTCTCTATATTCTTTCACATCTTAATCATATCACAATATTTCGTGCAAAGCAGTACCGACTTAGTACCGTATTAGTTCCAGGGTAGTTCCGCACTAGTTCCACCCTAGTACCGAGGTAGTTCCGTCTTTTCGATTTTTGCAGTTTTTACTTGACAAATAAAAAAAAGTTCTATCTCATAAATGATAGAACCTCAAAGTTTAATCTTATAAATAGTCATCCCAATCTAACCCATCTTTTAGGAAATGTTTCTTTAATTCCTCTCCCAATAAACTTTTAGAATATATGCAAGTTACAGGGTCACCCTTTGGAAATACTTCCTTTGACTTTAAATTTAGTAGTGACTGTGGAACTATTTTAGATTGTGTATCCTTGAGTGTCAGTGCCAGGATTTGCTTTCTTGTTCTTAAAGAATAGTCAAATTCTAAACGCAAATACTTACCAGAGCCAGTCAAACAAACAAATGTTCCAACCAATTCTTGAACAGCTCCTAATACTTGTAGCTTTTGCATTGTTGTTCCGTCTTTCTTTATGCTCACCTGGTCAATACTGATATGATTAGCTAAACAATCGTCAAAGAAACTCCCCGGTCCTTTTTGATAATATATTCCACATAAATGCATGAAGTTGGTTGGAGAAAAATAAACATCAACTACATTAGATTCTGTATGGTAATACATTACTTTTCCCACAAAATTTTTCTTGAAAAAAACCGCCGCAAAATGTAACTGTATTAAAAAGCGTTGAAGCTTAATTCTTTCACCATAATTAGGTTTTTTATATTCTTCTTGTTTTGCCATACTCTCCTCACAAAAAAAGTGACTTACAGAATCTGTAAGCCACTCAGTCAGTCGGTTTATTCTGGTGTCTGCCACCGCCTGGCCCTTACGTCCAAGATTAATATCGGATTTAGTTCTGGTGTCCGCCACCGCCTGGCCCTTACGTCCAAGATTAATATCAGATTGACCATGAGCCGACTACTCATCTATGATTATATTATACATCATAGATGAGAGCTATGCAAGTAAAATCTTTTTCCAAAGAACAACGGACCATATGCCTGTAATAGTTCTCCATCACGTATGCTGCCATATCTGAAATGGCTTCCTTTGACACTGGCATAACCTGCATGCTATAGGTTTGTTGATTATAAAGTGTTAAGAATTGAAACTTGATATGGTAGATATAGACTCCTGAAACAAATAAAGTAGATAGGATTTCAACTTCTAAGATTTTCAAGTGTAGCACCTCTTTCTGTTGGTACTTCTAGTATAACTAAAAACAACTGATCAGGGGTTGCTATCCTCTCAAATGTACAAAAAAATGCCTGAAATGACCATTTCTTGTATCTCAGACATTTTTAAGGCAGAAACTTCAAATATTTCTGCGCTCTATATTTAAGCTGGAAAACGTTCTAGAATCTGGTCCAAAATTTCTTCTAGGCTTTCATCTTCCGGATACATTTCCCAACCCCTGTCGTAACTAATGACTTCCTCACCGTCTACGTCCACTCCCAATTTAAAGATGCGTCCGTTGTCTATTCCATCCTCGAAGGGTTCAGTGCTTACCTTCGCTAGGTAAACCACCTTTCGATTGTGACTTGTAAATATTCCTTCTTGCCACATGTTTCTCCCTCCTTAGTCCAACCAAACGTAGTCGTCAACTTCCAACGTGGTAAAATCCGTATTTCTTAATTAAGTCCACTATTTTTTTCAGGGCTTTTACCCCTTTTCTTTTTTGTATGTGTATGTTACCGTACGACTTTTTATTTATCAAGTCATTAGCGAAGATTATTCAAAATTTTTTAAACTCCTATCTGGACCCGTAAAGCCCGGTCAATCCGCACCAGCCAGGCTTCTTCTCGAATGGTCATGACCTTATTTTTTAACTGAAATTTATCCACTGTAAGAACCTGCTCTGCCAAAACCAAGCTGGACCACTTAAGCCCTTTGAAAACTTTCTTAGGTAGATACACATGAGTAGGCAGGTGCTTTTTCTTTTGAACCTGCTTGGTTAGGGGAACAACCGTAACCAAATGAGAATGGTCATTAGCTTTATTATTGCTGACGACGATGGCCGGTCGAATCCCTTGCTGAATATGACTGTTTTTCTGATTTCCAAAATCTACGTAATAAATATCGCCTCGTTTGCACATATGGTTCTCCTCTAGCTAAGTAAAAAATCTTCTAACTGCTGGTTTCTAATGGCATAAATCAATCGCAGTTCCTTAATGGCTTTCTGCTTCCACCTGCTAATGGTACTGCGGCTGATATGGTACTTGACCATGAGATTGTCCCAGCTTTCTGACACAATGACTAAATCCGTCACAAATTCTGCCAAATCATCTGGAAGCTGACTGACAGCTACTTCAAAAAAATGCAATTCCTGAACTAAACGACAGTAGCGCTTTGACAAATATTGATAAAGCTCCCGATTGGCTTTCTCTGTTTCTTCCTTGTAGGATAAAGCAATGATCTCACTGCGATAAGGATTCTTACTGGTCTGCACCCTTGGTTCATCAGACTGACCATAGACCATGGTGTCCAGGATCTCATTTTCTGAGATGCCGACAAACTGGTTCAACTGGCTACGTAAGAGCTTCATCTCCTTTTCCATGTTCTTATAATCATAGAAAAGGCTCTCTATTTTATCCATCCGCTTCCTCCTCTCTCAATTCATATTTGACGGCATCAATCAGGGATTGCTGAGAGATGTCCTTTTCTTTCAATCGTTTCATGACTTGTTCGTCCATTGTACTCTTTGTAATGATGTGGTGAACAACCACCGTTTCTTTCTGCCCCTGACGCCAGAGCCTAGCATTGAGCTGTTGGTACAATTCCAAGGACCAAGTTAAGCCAAACCAACAAATGGTATGGCCGCCGGCTTGAAGATTAAGCCCATGACCGCTGCTTGCTGGGTGAATCAAGCCAAGGGGAATCTTTCCCTTGTTCCATTCCTCAATATCCTGATTGCTTTGAATCACTCTAGCGTCTGGAAAGCGTTCCTTGATGCGTTTCAAATCATGCTGGAACCAATAAGCGGCTAGCAAAGGCCGGCCATTCATACTCTCCACCATTTCTTCCAGAGCCACTAACTTCTGATCATGCAAGAGTACAGTATCCCGATTCTCATCATAAATCATGCCATTGGCCATCTGCAGTAATTTATTCGAAAGGCTAGCACTGTTTACGGCATCCAGCACCTGTCCTTTAAGTGAAACCACCATTTCTGCTTTAAACTCCTTATAAACAGCCAGCTCTTGCTCCGACATCTCAACAAGGACTTCATTATCCACTCGCTCTGGCATATTAAGATAATCCACTGCTTTCATGGAAATAGTCATGTCTGCTATCTTATCGTAGATGGCTTCTTCCGCGCCATCCTTTGGCTTATAAGAAAAGATAACCTGACCGTTTCGTTTGTCGGGGTCAAAATACTGATTGCGAAAAGCTGTGATGAAGCGTCCTAGGCGCTGTCCGCCATCTAAAATGCCAATCTCAGAAAATAGATCCATGATATTTCCAGGGGTTCCAGTCAAGCCGACCATGCGCTTGATTTTAAATCGAACTTTCTTTAAAGCTTTGAATCGTTTGGCTTGATAAGACTTAAAGCTAGATAACTCATCAATCACCACCATATCAAAATCAAAGAGTTGATTCTGAATCAACCAGGCGATATTTTCCCGGTTGATGGTATAGATAAAGGCTGTGCGTGATAAAGCTGCTCTCCGTTCTGATTCACTGCCAATGGCTATCGAAATATCAAGACCCTTTAAATGTTCCCACTTATCCAACTCACTCTTCCAAGTATGACTGGCTACTCGAAGCGGAGCAATAACTAAGACTTTTCTGACCTCAAATGAATCCAATATCAAATTCCACAATGCCGTTAAGGTAATCACGGTCTTTCCCAATCCCATATCAAGAATCAAACAAGCTGTTTCATGCTCCTCAATGAACCGAGTCGCCACCTCTTGATAAGGATGTGCCTTGTATGTCATCTAGTATTTCTCCAATCTTTTCTTTATCGTCCAACACATAAACTAGAAAACCTAGCTTCTTTAACTGCTCTATGCGCCTGACCTGAATCTTTCTAGGCTTTTCTCCTGGAGCTTTTAACTCCACAAAACCAAGCTTGCCTTGAGGTAAAATCACAATTCGATCAGGCACCCCTACCAAGCCAGGCGAGACAAACTTCATGGCAAGGCCACCCCGCTTTTGACTTTCTACTCTCAGTTTTTCTTCAATCTCTCGTTCTCGCATTTCTTATCCTTTCTGGGTTTCCGATAGGGGTTGCCAAAAAGGTTCAAACTCCTTACGCGCGTATGGGTTCCCATTACCCCTATTTTACTAGTAGTAACACTACTCTCTTAGAGAAAATAGGCAACTAAGGAAACTAGTACTAGAGAAACCACTATTGACAACGTCTTTGAGCGGTTTCCCATTCGGTTGCTGGAAGGTAAAATCGAAAACCTGTGGAAACCAACTAATGGTTCCCAAGTTGCCTTACGGCACCCGGACAAACGCACGCTGAGTGCCATACAGAGAAAATTTCATCTTACCAGTCGTGTTTCCAGTGTACTTATTCCAGCCACCGATCTTATTTAGAATTCCTTCAATTTCATAGGAATCAGCCTTTTTGATATTCTGCCGTTCCTTACCAAAACACTCACACCAAATTTCCATAATGCAGACCCGCTCACGTTGCTCTGTTCCTTTCAAAGTCTGACTGCCAAAGTCGCTCCCAGCCAAGAAAGTCCGGCGCTCATATAAGTCCATCTTGGACCAGTTATCTGGCAATAAAGTATCCAGATACTCAGCCACAATGCCTTCTCGGTCATCCGATTCCATCGCTTCCTGTCGCTCTTTATTCGCTTCGTTTTCAGCTTTTCCTTTTAGAAACAGCTCTTCTCCTGCTTCATAATAGATCTTGGCTTCCGCCCACAGCTGGTCCACATCAACTAGTTCCCAAGGCTTTAGCTGGCTGACATCTGACACTCGAATCGGCCAAAAACGACGGTTCCCCGTCACGTCTCGCAAGAAGCCACCTTCTGAATTGGTCGAGCCAACAATGATACAAGCGCGTGGGTGACTTTCGACATTCACCCCATAGGCTTGACGGAACTTATCATCCTGTCGAGATATAAAGGACTTGACCGTTTCCACATCCGTTTTTCGAATTCCTGTCATCTCAGAAATCTCTAGAATCCAATAGCCCTGGAGCTTCTCTGCTGCAGTTTTATCCCGCATATCAGAAATCGCCAGAGAATCCGAAAACCATTCTTTTCCTAGCTTGAGAAAGAAGGTTGATTTTCCTATCCCCTGCGGTCCATTTAGTACAAGAATAGAATCAAACTTAATACCTGGTTCATAAATTCTTGCTATCGCAGCCACCATGGTTTTTCTCATAACAGCTCGTGTATAAGCTGTGTCCTTTGCCCCAAGGTAAACGATAAGAAGCGAATCGATCCGTTCGACTCCATCCCAGACCAAGGGTTCTAAATACTCCTTAATGGGATGGTAGAGCCGGTAAGAAGTCACCACAGCTAAAAGAGCATCCTTGAACTTGGTAGGTGACCAAATACCATAGACACGCTCAAAGTAGAGTTTGGCATTAGCTAAGTCCGAATCATTCCAGCCTGGGCGTGACCGTCTCCAAGGTAGCTCACCAATCACATCAATGACATTCTTGAATTCGTTGTAGACAATATTTTGAAGGTTGGGGTCAAAATGGAGAATGGTCGCAATGTTGGATAAGGTATCCTTAACTCGGCCAGTCTTATCCAGCTCTAAGCTCGCCTGCCAATTCTCCGTATCAGCGAATTCCAGAGTCGCATCTGCTAAGCGCTCTTTTGCCAGTGTCTCCTTGGTCACATCATCTTTTAGGACAAAGTCCTGCATAGCCTTATAAGACGGTTGCTTAGATGAATCTTTCTTTTCCTCATCATCCTGATCACCAAAGAGATGCAGGCGAACCAAATCAAATGCCGATAAAAGCCTGTGACCATAAGGGTCGGTCGCATGATGGCTATAAGCAAATTTGTCATCATAAAGAACAACCCCAGCACTGGTTGTGGCATGAATATAATCAAAACGACCTGGAATGCTGGAAGGCTTGTAAACATCTCCTAGAAATTTTTCAATTGCTTCTGTAATGGTGTAGGTTCGGTTAAAAGCCCCAATCAAGCCAGATTTTCCAAGAGGGTCTGCTTGTTTGGCAATGGCCCGCTCCAGTAGCTTGTTCTGCCGGCTGGATACAGGCCACTCAGTCGTATCTTTCCAGTTCTGATAGCGTGCTAGAACCGTGTCCGGACTGAGGAAGTCACCCTCTAATTTCTTAAAGATAAACTCCCCATCTTGCGAGGTTGAAGGCCAATACATGAGGCGACTTGGTTCATAGGTCGTATCATCAAATAGCTCCATACCGATATCTTCAGCCACTTTTCTGGCAACAGCCTGGTATTCCTCAGCCGTTACTTCCCGAGATAAGGGGATAATCAAACGTAGCCTTGGATGCTCTTTGGTATGTTTATGTGTTGAATAGAAATAGGCAAAGAAAGAAAAGAAGAGTTCGACTTCATCCATAATGCTAGGTGTCGCAAAGTCCATATCCAGAGTCAGGGCAGAACGAGACAGTACGGCATCTTTCTTTCGTCTTCCTTTGTCAAGCTTTCCTAAAACAAAGCCGCCGACATCTTTAATATTATCTTGTTTTGATTTCGCTAGTTTCTTATACTCTGCAACGGTCTCAGCCGTTCGGATAGTGGTTGAAATGCGGGATTCAAACTGCTCCAAGCTATAACTAGCTTGCGTCCAAATCTTATCGGTTCGTTTGTTCCCTAATGAAATAGTAAGTTCCATTCTTTCCTCCTTAATCTTTCTTATAAAATTCACAGGCATAGCCGTCGGCTCGTAAAGGCAGACCTTCTGCCCAGTCTGGCTTTGTGGCAAGAAGCTGACAGACTTCTGCCACACTTCCTTTTCTCACTTCTACCACAGCTTCATCATGCACGTGAAGGACAAGTTCAAAGCCCTTTTGCTTGAGCTGCATCATGCCATAGGCCAATAAATCTCGGGCGATACCCTGAACAATATTTTCCACTAACTTTGGTCCATAGGTCTCAAGCCTTGTCCATTTCTTACTCTCTCCAATCCCTTCATAGGTCAAGCTGGGCTTGCCAAATGCGTTCATTCCCATGCGAGGTTTAACATAAGCTAATTTACGACCTGAAGGCAACGTAATAAAGAGCATGCCAGATTGATAGCTGATAACAAGGTTCTTAATCTTCTTAGGTTCTCTTGTTTCATATACCTGCTTTGTGACTTTGTCTATCTCCCACCAAAAGGCCACAATGTGCGGATTGGCTGACCGCCACTGATTGACGAGTGGCTGCAGTTCCTCTTCTTCCAGTCCCATATCCAGTGCTCCCATAGCGGTTAAAGCGCCGACTGACCCACCATAGCCCAGAGCCAGCTCCGCAATCTTACCTTTTTGGCGAAGGTGGCTATTAACACCGTGTTTCTCAACCGGTACTCCAAACATAGAAGACGCAGATGCGCAATAGATATCCCCGCCCAGTTCAAAAACATCTAACCGCCAAGATTCTCCAGACAGCCAAGCCAACACTCGAGCTTCAATAGCCGCAAAATCAGCAACGATAAACTGATGACCTGCTTTAGGGACAAAGGCAGTCCGGATGAGTTCAGAAAGGACACCCGGCACATTCTCATAGAGAGTATCCAAGGTTTCAAACTGCCCTTCTTTGACAAGCGTTCTAGCAAGGGACAAATCCTTGAGTTTGTTCTGAGGGAGATTTTGTACCTGTACTAACCGTCCAGCCCAGCGGCCGGTACGGTTTGCCCCATAGAATTGCAGGAGACCGTGTACCCGACCGTCAGAGCAAACACAGCGTTCGATAGCCTGGTATTTCTTGACGGAGGTCTTGGACATCAAAAGACGTAGCTTTAACATTTCAAGCACTTCTCCATCTGCACCTTTGAGATGCTTCGCCACCTCTTTCTTTCCCAGCGAGTCCATGAAGACTCCTTGTTCTTCTAACCAGCCTTTCAGTTGAGAGACAGAGTTAGGATTTTCTAGGCCACTTAGCTCATAGGCACGCTTCGTCACTTGCTCCTTATAAGAGAGGTCACAAAGAATAGCCTGTTCAACCAACTGCAAGTCTACTTCTATGCCTCGATCATTAATTTCCTGATCTAACTGATAGAGAAGCTGCTCACTATCAAGCAAGGGATAATTTCTTAAACGCTCTCGAATAGCTTGTTCCACCTCTACATCTCGCTTGCAGTAACGTTTAAATAATTCCCAGTCCTCAGGTGCGTGATGAGGAAAGTTTCGCTCGCGCATACCATTGGCTTTCGTTGCTTTACAGGGCAGACAGAAATACCGAATAAGCCTGCTTCCCTCTTTCATCTTTTGTTCTTCTATGTTGAGAACTCGGCCCACTCCTTCAAGGGATAATGGTAGGCCTATACTTGCTGCAAGAACTGCCGTACAGAACCAGGACTTAGCTGAGAGATGCTCTCCTAGAAACTTGGAAAGACAGACCCTCTCAAAGTTGGCATTGAAGGCCGTTTTTATAATGGCATCATCTAATAGAGCTAAACGAATCTCTTCAGGAATCTGCTCTCCCTGAGCTAAGTCTACCACCTGCGTTTCTTTCTCATCCTCTTTATAGGCAAAGAGCAAAATCTCAAAGGCTAGGCTATCCACATAGCGATAGACTCCGCATTTTGTTAAGTCTACATCTGAATAAGTTTCAATATCAATGCTTAGAGTTTTCATCCGTCCTCCAATAGGTAAAGAGGTGGAGACCCACCTCAAGCTAGAAAGTCGTCATCATCAACGGTACCGAATTCATCTTCTGCTCGAACTCGGCCACCCAGTGGTTCTCCGTCTTTCAATTTTTGAATGTTTCCAAGGCCAGCTGCCACCCCACGATTGCCATTGGAGTTAAAGCCATAAAATGTCACAGATACCCGACCATAACAGCCTGAATAGACTTCCGTCTGATCTAGGATTGGCTGAACCTGCTGGTCTACGACCTGCGGCTTTTGTTTGGAATTACAGTTAATAAAATAACTATTGGCATAGGCTTCATCATCCGGCCGGTCAATATCTCCGTCTCGGAGTGGTAGTTTCAGATTGGCTGGAATCTTCCCTCCAAATTTTGAAATAGCTTCTTGTTTGGCCTGCTCTACGGCTTGTTGGATTTTCTGAATCGTGGCCTTATCACTCTTTGGAATAATTACTGATACAGAATATTTCGGTTCTGAACCATTGATAGATTGCGGCTCCCATACATTCGCATAGGATAGACGTCCAGGGACGATTACTTTTGTTTCTTTTGACATATTAGCTTCCTCCAAATTCAGCTGCTGCTGGAATATATTCTTTTCGTTTATCACTTTCAGGAACAAGGGTCAGCTTGCCTTGAGGTTTGCGGACCAAATGCCCTAACAATCGGTTAAATTCTTTCTTGCCCATCCGTTTCTCCAGTTCAGTCAGAGAAACCAGACTTTGTTTATAGATATCCGTGAAGCCTTCTGCTTCTGCTAGTTTGGCCACTTCATCTTCATCAGTGAACTGACGGATAGAGCGACCTTCGACCAGTTTAAATCCTTCCCATGATTTATGAGTATCAATGGCCACCTTGGTCGCATAGTCTTTCACCTCTGTCGCCCATTTGACTAGGTCATCCACATGAAGAAGAATTTCTTCAATCTCTCCATCCGTCAAAAGATGAGGGGAAGCCAACTGGAATTGTTCAAGCTCTTTATGATAGTCCATTCGTGCCCGAAGAACGGCATTACAAGGTGAGAACTGACACCAAGGACCATAGGTGACCTCTCCTTCTCCTTTAAAGGCCAGTTCAGCCTTAGGTTTCAGATCCGTCTCAGCCCACTCTAGCAAATCTTCTCGTTGTAAAATAGCCGTTGAGATATTCCCTTTTCGTGGCTGAAAAATGGTCATCTTGACTTCTTCAATATCATAGAGAGCATCGTAGAACTCCAAGGCTCCCAGGGCATAGAGCTTCATCTGCGGGTTGTTCTCGGCTTCGACCAGCACCCCTTTGCCATACTTGAAGTCCACAACATGCAGGGTGCTGTCTGCCACAATGACGCAGTCAGCCGTCCCAAATCCTTCTGGAACATAGTGAGAAAAGTCAACTTTCTGCTCAATGAGAATAATTGGATCACTCGTTCCTTGTTTCAGTTGTTCTAATCCATCTAATATGAAGGCGACATAATCTTCCGTGGCTTGTTCCATCTCAAGCGTCAACTCACCTTCAGGTTCTTCTGCTTCTATCCGAAGTGCACTTTTCAGCTTATACTCAGCTAGAGCATGGGCCAGTGTCCCCTCTTCTGCTGCAGGATTAGTCTTGTGTTCAAAGAACTCCTCTAAGCGAGCAAGAGGCGGCACCGTCAGCCAGCGGTGGCTGGAGGATGCCGATAATAGCGCGTGTTGTTTTTGGGCCATATCAGAGTCCTTTCGCATCTTCAAGGAGAGAAGTATAGTGCTGCTCTTCTACCGCAGAGAGCTTGTTCGCTCCATACTTTTGAAGGAGTTCCCGCACCTGTTCTGTTTTCCCAGCTCGGGACTTCTCGGCCAAAACCTTGCGGATATCCTCAATCGTAACCGATGACGACGGTGCTTTTTCAGCTTTTTTAACAGGTGCTTCACCTGTTAAGTCGACTGTATCACACAGTTCTTCCAGGCTGTCTGCCAGCATCCGTAAGTTGGAAACAACCATTTCTAGTTTTTTCATTTGTGCCATAGTTTTTCCTTTCTTATTCTAAGAACATGCTTGGAAACTTCGACCAAACAGAATCTTTTGTAGCCGTCACTTTTGGATTTTTTTCTCCGGCATAGCATACCTTATGGCCGCTACATTGGAGAGCAAAGAGAGAATCAACCCGGTCATCAATCTCCATAGTATGTGGATTAATAGGCTGACCATTCTCGTGGAATAATCGAAAAGGTTTCCCCAGCTCTTTCGCCGTTTCAATCTCATACTTCATACCTTGAGAGATATTGGGGCCATAGACCCAAATCTCATCACATCGTCTTAAGAGTTCCTGCCCCATAGTCAACCCTTGAATTCGCTCATCTGGATTGCGGTCATTTAAGAACTGCGTCAAAAGCAAATGCGGAGCAAGAGGCACATAACCTGCCTTAACAACTTGCTTAGAATAGGCAATGGCCTTCTTTTCATTCTCTGCAACATTCCCTCGGTAGGGTGAACATATAAATACTGTTTTCATTCGGAAAAATCCGTCCTTCATCAATTTTTTGGAGTTACTGGTGATGGCCATCTCCGACTCACAAGACTAGTATAAAACCATTTGGCGAAAGTCAACAGAGCAAAAAATGAGTAGTTCTTAACCTAAAAATGTTAGATTATAAAAAATAAATTATTAACGAAGCCTGTCAGAACAAAAAAAAGAACTACCCAAAAAATGAGTAGTTCTTAATAATTTTTTTAAATTGTTTTCAATTTCATTGACTCTAACTTATCGTTTACCTCTTCAAGAGAAAGATGAAAACATTGACGTAGAATCATCTTAAATGCGCTATGGTGAGGGACCATATTATTAAATTGACAATTACTCTTATCAATCAAATCAAAACTAAAATCTGGATACAACTTCAATGCAATACAAACTGCAACAATATTTTCTAATTTGTTGACATATTCGTGCTGTGTTTCCATCCGCTGGAGAGTTGAGACGCTAATACCACTATATTCCTCTAACTGTTCCCGAGTACAGTTTTTCCTTTTTCTATGTGCAACCATCGTACCACAGAAATGACTTGGAAGGGAACCAATGATTCTAGCAATTTCTTGATAAATTGCTCCACCGTACTCCGGAACAATACTATCATCAATCAGATGCTCCGAAAAGTCTAGTTCGATTTTTAATTCTGGGTAGTTACCACGATACAAAATGTAATCATTAAAATCCTTAGAGCTAATTTTTTCACAACTGTCATATTGAATATCAAAAATCAGGCAGCATTCATCCATGTGAGAGTATGCATAGTCAGTCATTTGATAAACTCCATATTCTACCATACGAACATACTTCTCAGAGTTTATGCAAAAATGAGAATCTACATAAACATATTTTCCCGAATCCATTAGCTCTCTAAAACGTTCATTCTTGAAGTTCAAAAAACAAGCATTGTTAAAAGAGATGGTAAAGGTTTGATTGTTCTGAATCGCATCCGCTTCACAGGTATAGCTCTTGATGTATTCATGCCCCACATACTTGTAGATGCCTTCAAATTCGGTATAACCAAGTTGCATCATGCGAATCTTAACAGCCCATCGAGACACTTGAAAGAATTGAGCTAAATCATCAATCACCTGTTCAAACATAGTGATCCGTTCATCTTCATCAAAAACTAATGAATATTTGAGAAACAGTTCTTGGACCATCATTTTCGTGGTTTTTCTAGGCATCAAAATCCTCGCCGCAATGCCATTAGCCTGCCACTCCATCCAGTCATAAGTACTCCATTTATCTTCTTTGATAGCTGAGCGATTTAAACGACTAGAAATTTTGGTATCTTTCGCTCCTAATAAACTCTTGTATTCATTGTGAGTACGATGCAGAAGCCAGTGAACACATTCATGAATAATGGTATTATTAAAACTTCCCTGATTCCGAAGTCCTTTTACCTGAGGGTCAACAAGAGCAGTTCCGGCCTTCACAGTACGTTCTTTTTCTTGATCTCCATCAAAGAAAGTCACAAGACTATCTTTAAAAACCATCTCACCAAAAATAGAGCCATCTGAGGAAAGAGTACCTTCTTCAACCTCAACTCCAATATTCCCTGCAAAATCATAGATGGGCAGTGCCATAGGAGCTTGCAACATTTCTGGATAATATTGTTCTAAAATGTCTTCAGCAATTTTATCCATATTCTTCGAACTAACATAAGGGATAAATTCTTTTGAAAAATATGGAGTAGGGCCTTTCTCACTTGAAGGGACATAAGGCTTGATCTTTAAAACAGAGAATTGATGAAGACCATCAGCCAATAAATACTTCACTTTTACTGAAAGCCAAATTTCAGCACTTTCTTTTTCATAGCCAAATTGGCTATGACCTCCAATATTTAAAAAACCAATTACAAGTAAATCCGAAACAATAAAATCTCCACTTTTATTACTTGAATGGAAACTCTTTATAGAGAAGTCATCTAGTTTGGCAAACTTGGTGTCATCAATTAAATACGAGGATAGATTTAAGGATCCTCTAGAGTTATAAACATACGAATTAATCTTAGCAAAAAGCTCATTATAAAATGTATTTTGGAATAAAGTTTTAAATGACAT